TAGTGTAGTTGCTTCTAAAAATGGAGCAGTTGGAACAAATCTTAGATATAATGGTAATAGTTTTGCTATTCCACTTCCAACAGGACTTCTAAATTCTAAACAACCTATCGGTCTGAGTGGAAACGGCTGGGGGATCGGCGGTCTGGTTGTAGAATTACATTTGTCTCCAGATTCTAACTTTTTAATTACAGACACCTTAACAACTGCTTTCTATGAATTATCAAACTTAAAATTAATATGTGAAACGATAGTACCATCTGTAGATGAATTATCTCAACTGATGCGAAAAACCGAAAATGTAATGGAATATAATGCTATCAGCTCATACTACACTTCTATTAATTCTACAAATGCTATAATTAACTTCAATCTTGGTTTGTCTAAAGTATTAAGTGTATATATGAATTTCATTCCATCTAGTTTTATTAACAATTTAGCACAAGATGGTTTCCAGTGTCTACCACTTATTAATAATTTATCAACTGCTGATGTAGCTCCAATAAAACAGTTAGTATTTACTCGAGGAGGTCTCAAACTTCCTTTAGAATATAATTTAGATGCAAATGTACGGGAAGATTCATCTCTTAAATGTGCTGATCCAGTAATCTTTAGAAACTTCGCTTCAGCTTTTATGCCGTTTATGTCTAATAAACGTTCGCAGATCAATCCAAACACTAATGTTCGAGTTATAGATTCTGAGAATAATTATACTGATTATGGTCAAGGTGGTCAATTTTTTGGTATTGGTGTTTCATATGATCAATTATCTGGAGATGGAGAAGATTTTTCTAATCAAAATTTTGGAGTAGCGATGGATACTGGTCTTACTGAAAACAATCCCCATGGAGTGTTCTTATATGTTCGCAGTCGCCAAACCTTAGTAATGAACCAAAACGGTCTTCAAGTTTTAATTTAGTTTTAATTTTTATGTTTTAAAAAAAAATTATTTTTTTATTATATAATGAACTCAAATGAATTAGAAGATGACCGTGGTAGGATTCCTGACCTTATAAAAATAGGTTCAATTCCATCAGACCTAAGTGTTGAAGTTGATACAGATGTGTTAGATCCAGTTGTTATTAGTGATAAATTTTGTCGTTTCGTTCTAAATAATAAAGGGTTTCTTCATTCTTTTTCTAAAATTGTATTAGCTGTTGAATCCGATGCTACTACAGATCCTGCTACTTTCCCTGTAGGAGTCGGTATTCATAGTTTGATTCAGCGATGTGCTTTAAAAATTGGAACTAAAACTATAGCAGAAATTGAAGACTTCGCCCATTGGATGGCTTACAAATCTATGTTTATTGAAAATGATATTAATAATTATCGAGAAACATTTATTAGTAATCGTGTATTGGCTCATGAATTTAATTATGTTACTGCTGACCGTGCTTTATCAATTGACCAAGATGATGTTGAGGCTGATAATGTTTATATTAAAGGACAAGTTGAACCTATTTTTGATCCAGTATTTTTATACAATTCTGGTTCAGCGACGGCAATTCAAGAAAAAGGAAACGTAAGAATAGCAGATGAATTGGAATTAAATGGTAAAACTGGTAAAGAACCTGAATTTTCTATTAGTGTAGCAGATTTATTTCCGTTTCTAAGATTTAATCAACTTCCACTTTATATGATTGACCAACAAGTTAGTATTGAATTACACTTTACACCCAATTCTGGAATTAATCATAGAACTTGTGTTCAAACGACCGCTTTAACTAATACTCCAGCAAAAATTTTAGAATCCTCAGTTCAGTTTGTAGCTGACTATATTTACTACGACGGCGAGTTGATGGAAAGATATAGAACTGCTAATCCAAGTTTGACCTACAACTATATTGATTATCGTCTAAATAAAAGAAGCATTTCTCGTGCTAATTTAGGTCAAAAAACTATAATGAATGTTGGTGGTGCTGGTCGTATTGTTTCAAAATGTATTAGTGGTTTGTCTTGTGATGGTAAAGATGCTCCTGATGTTTCAAATATGAATATATATCAAGCAGTTATAGGAGATGCAGAATTTACTAATGATAATGCACAACCTCTAATTACAAATCTTAGGTATAATGATAATTATTTATATCCTCTTGATCGTGAAAATCCAGCTATTCATTTTAATGACGTTATACAAGGTGAGGGTAATGTTCCACATGTAAATCGCATAGAATATTCTGGTGAAACTCAAGGTAACGTACATGCTATAATGGACGGCACATTAATTGGTGATGTTAAATATAATCAGCAAGCTGCTGGAACTTCGGTTTTTGGTGTAGCAGGTTCTTTCTTTAATCAAGTATATAGATTGAATCGTAACGAACGAATAAATTCCAGAGGTATTGAGATCGAAGTAAATTATTCTGATGGTGCTGGTTTCGTAGATAAAGTTCATACACATAGAACTTGGTTAGAGATGCTTCGTTCTGCTACTTTAACGAATGGTATGTTTGAGATTGATTATGCTTAAGAAAAAATAATTATATATATTATATGTATAAAGAAAAACCTCTAAACAAACCGTTTCCTTCAGATGTAAAAGGAAAAAAGTTTAGTGTAATAGTTATGAAAGATGGAAAAAGAAAAAAAGTAAATTTCGGAGCTTCTGGTATGGATGACTGGCGGTCGGGCACAGCAACTAAAGAACAGAGAAAATCATTTAGAGCACGTATGAAAGGTATTAAAAGAAAGGACGGTAGTTTTGCTTATTTAGACAAAACATCTCCCGCCTATTGGGCATTAAATTATCTTTGGTAAGACTCTTAAAAATAATTTGATTTTTTTATTATATAATATAATATGAATTTCAATGATCAACTATCTAAAGAAAGAATTAATAGTAAAGGCAGAATCGGTGTTCCATTTAGTGATAAAATGAAACAAAATATAATTAAAAAATTAGAAAAATACAATCCTACTAAGTTTAAATCTAATGAAGACTTGTTAAAAAAGATACAGACTGATTATCCAAATAATAATACTCAACTAAGTTATTTTACAGCAATACTTGCTTTTTATGAAACAACAACCATAGATACTAATAAAAAAGAAAATATTTTATTCTGGGAAGAACAAAGAATTAAGAATAATGAAATTTATCAAAAAGAAAAAGACGAAGGTATTCTACCAAAAGGTCAAGAAGAGAATATGGTTAAAAAATCAGTAATTACAAAATTAATAAAAAAAACTAAAGAAGATATAAAACTCAAACCTGATAAACAATTGAATCAGATTCTAATCTTTTTAGTAAATTATTCACTCTATCCGTTTCGTAATGAATTAGCAACTATTAAACTTGGAATGATGATTGATTTTAATGAAGAGCCTGAGAAATATAGAGAAGGTAATTGGTTGATTATGAGTACAAAACCTTATTTACTAAAATATGTTTTTAATGAATATAAAACTGCTGGAAAATATGAACAACGAGTTATTGATATACACAATCCATCAATTAGAAATTTATATAAGAAGTTTCTAAAAACTTATGATATAAAAATTGGAGAACCAGTTTTTACTTTAGTTAATAATGAACCTATGAATAATTTAAATCTAACAAAAACTCTGCAAAGATATACAGAAAAAACAATTGGAAAAAAAATCTCAACAACGATACTAAGAAAGATTTATTATGGAAGTAAATATTCTAAAGAAGATTTTGAAAAACTTAAAGAAGATGCTAAGATCGCTGGACATAGTGTTCATACAGCTCAGAATATATATATTATTTAATTGATGATTTAACTTTCTTTAGTCTAATTTCTGGATACTTAGATTTACATTTTTTTCTTGAAACAATATCAGGGTAAGTTGTTAGCATATAATTCACAGATTGTTCCATTTTTTCATAAGTTCGGCTCTCCGCCAAACCGCCAGCACCGATATAAGTATCTGCTTCACAGACAGTATGATTAAAACGAAGAACTCCACCAGTATTTTTAAAATGTTTGATCGATCTTTCATAATCATCACGGCAGTCATCATTTACTATAATATCTTTTTTATTTATAAATCCACATATTCTACCAATAATAAAATTCAGATCTAATTCAATCGGTTTCGTGTTTTGCATAAAATAACTATTAGAAACAGGATACATTCCAAACAAAGTTAAATTATATGATTCTAATAAATCAAAACCATCTTTAATAAAAAGTTGAAAATCTAATAATCTTAAATTACTTGGTAAAAGTCTTTTATCATTTCTTGGATTTTTTTCTTTTCCTTCTCTCAAAAATAATTCATAAGCTTCTTTAATATCATCATCCATTAGAACAATCTTTTCATCTTCATCAAAATATTCTGTAATTTTATTATCACAATAAGCAGTACCTCGACTTCCACCATTAACAATATTATATTCAGAATCTAATGAATTTTTATAAATATCAATTTCATTTTCTCCAACAAATATGTAAATCTGTTTCTTAGGTATATTATTATGATCTAAAAAAGATAATGTTTTATTTTTTATTGTTTTATGTCTTTTATAACTTCTAACTGCATATTTAATTTTATCCATTTAGATAGACTAAGATATTTTTTTTAGAATAATTTTGAAAATAAAT